TATTGGGCTGATAAAGTAAAGTGGAGTCCAAGTAAAACCAAAGAGAAGAAGAATAAGAAATGGCGGAAGGGTAGTTAAATGCCGTTCCAGTCTTTAGAGCAAGCCTACTTCTTGTATAATTACAAGCGAGTTGCATTTAATAGAATTGCTGGAGCAGGTGGAGTGCCGTTTCTTTGGCACGAATACAAAGACTTGAGAGACAAAGGTACTCCTGCTAAGGATGCAGAAAAGATGATTCATGACCCAAGAATAAAAAAGTGGCAAATGGTTCTGAAAAGAAAAAATCCTACTCCAGAAGACATAGTATGGATAAATAACGATGAGTTAGATATTACCCAACTTAAAGAAAAATTAGATACTTTGAAAGCAGGTATTGGCCGACCTGCTAATAGGAGATATGCAATACAAGAAGCAGAAAACGAATTGGCTAGAAGAAAACAAATAGAACTAAACAACAGACAGAAGGAAATAGATAGAGCCTTAGCATATAGAAAAAAACAACTTGCACAAAAAAGAAATATAAAGAGAGAAAGGGAACAGTCTGAAAGAAAAGATATTGTTGATAGAAGAAGTAAAAGAACAATAATTGACAATTATTTTGAAATGTATAGAAATCAAGGTAAAGGACAACCAACTCTTGAAGATATTAAAAGAGAAGAAGGAAGACCCCTTACTGCTGAAGAAGAAAGTAGTTATTATAAAAAAATTAAGGGTGAACAGTAATGGAAATTGAAGCATTTAATCTAGAACATCAGATGGATTTCGAACTATCTAGAAACTCCTTCCCTTATTTCTTTCAACATGTTTGTGGCCCTGCTATGGGAATTGACCAATACTTCTATCCCCATTATATGGAAGAGTGGTTAGAATTAATGAATAGCACTCAGCGCACAGTTTTAATTTGTAGTCGTGACCACGGAAAATCTGTATTCATGCACTGTTGGGTAATATGGAATTTAATTTTTCAACCTAAAGGCTACCAAATGCTTTACATCTCTTCTAACCAAAAGCAGACTTTAGTACACATGCGAGAGATTGATAAATACTTTAGTCACCCAATGCTACAAAAATTCAAACCTATTAGGGGCTGGTCAGTAGGACATATCAGATTAACAAATGGTAATGAACTACTAGCAAGGTCGGTAGGCTCACAGATTCGTGGACTTCACCCAAATGAAATAGTTATTGACGACCCTCTGAAAGAATTCTCAATGTCTGCTATACAGAAAGTTACTGATTGGTTTTACAGCGATATGATTCCTACTCTTCACCATTCTGCATCTCTAAGAGTAATCGGTACTCCATTTAGTTATACAGATATTTATGCTCAACTTGCAGAGAATGATGTCTATGAAGTTAGAACCTATCCCTGCTTAAATGCACTTAACGAACCGCTTTGGCCCGATAGATGGGATTATAATTCCCTAATGCTAAGAAAGGGAGAGATTGGTACAATCGCATTCACTAGAGAATATCTTTGTGTTCCTATGTCTACGGGGACTTCTCTCTTTAATCCTGAATATCTAAATAATGCTAAGTCAAAAGAATACATATTGAAACCTTATAGAAGAAAGGACTTCAGATATTTTGTCGGGGTAGACCCTGCTATTTCTACTGATGGAGACTACAATGTTATCACAGTATTAGAAGTAGACGAAGATGACAATAAGACTGTAGTTTTTGTTGATAGGGCTAAGAATGTAGACTTTAGACAAAACATAGAGAAGGTGAAAATGGTAGGTAAGATTTTCAATCCGGAAGTCGTTTTGTTTGAAACTAATACCTTCGCTAAATCCTTCACTCAAGAATTAAAAAATGTCTCGGATATCAATGTCCATGATTTTAATACTACTAGAAAGAAGAAACAGGAGATTATTCTTAACCTACAAATGAATTTTGAAAACGGTAAAATAAGATTACCTTATGGCAATGAAGAGAGTAGGAGAGTTACTTCTACTCTAATAGAGGAATTGTCTATGTTTGCCATTACTGAAGGGGGCAAGTTTGAAGGCATAGGGGCACACGACGATATGGTAATGAGTCTAGCCCTAGCCAACTCTGCGACTTATACAATGAATGAGAAGTTTATTCACTTGGATGACTTAGGCATATTTGATAATAAGCCCACTACTCCCAAGCCGTTTGCTGGAAAGGGAATTATGGGGCTAAACTTTTAAGGTGATATTATGGCAACTCCGGATGAAAAAAGAGAAGCGGCTCAAAGGCTAGAGCAGGTGGCCGATTTAGAAGAAGAGGCTGAAGATGCTAAGTCTGAAATTGAGCAATCTCTAGATATTAAACTAACTAGTTTTATTCAAGACTTGAGCATAGTAGATGAATCTGAAGCCATTACCAAAATAAGTCAAGAGTTTAGAATCAACGCTTCTCAAGCAAGAAAACATTTAGATATATTTCCGGACAAGTACTTAGTCCAAGATACCTATGTTCCTGATATCATCAAGACGATGAGAAAGGAAAGAAGAAAACTAAAGGGCGAGCATAGGACTAAGATGACTAAGGCAATTGATACTTTAATTGATGGCTACTCAGACCACTTAGATAAGTGCATGAATAGCATTTATTGGCTAAAGCCCTACAAGCCCACCCTACAGAAAATGAGATTTAGTGAAGGGGATTTGTTGAAAATTCATGGCATTAAAAATATAGAGGGTAGAAGACAAATGATAGATTCGCTTTGTAAATATTGGGAGGCCGAATTAGAACAGGTAGAAACTCCATATGGAAAGCAGTATTCCACCCTACAGAAAACTATGAATAATGCAAAGAGGGAATTTAGGAAACAGGTAACTGATTTATCTAAGGTTAGAAAAACCATAAAGGAAGAAACTAATGAATTTATTATCAAGTCAGTTTGCAACCAACAGGGGATTAGTGCTAGAGAAATCTTAGATAGAATGCCTACTAGATTATACAAGAGAACTACTATGAAAGTAATTCCCCAACTAATTAAAAAATTAGACATAACTGATATTGATGGGGCCTACTATAAATTAGATAACGAAATCAAAAAGAACATCTATGCTTATACTGCGGCCTTTATTGATTCTGATGGCTACATTACAGTGGATAGGAATATGAATCCTAGAGTGGGTCTAGTTGCTACAGGAGATAGAGGGAAGGCTTTCATGGTTGAGATTCACAAAGCATTGGGCATAGGTAGATTACATTTAGACCAAAAGTCTCCTCAAAATACTAGGCCAGTCAACCGATTGAATTTTTATTCTCAAGCAGATGTAAGTGAACTACTTGTCAAGTGCTTGCCTCATTTTAGAATGAAGGGCAAAAACGCAGAACTTCTTTTAGAATTAATTAGAATGAAAAAATCATACAAGAAGGCTGATTGGTACAAGGGCAGATGCGATGAAATTTTTAAACTAATGAAATATGAAAACCATAAAGACCATGTCGGCTTCGACTTTACTAAAGATAATATAGACATAGAAACCGTAGCAAAATTACATGATAATTGTAAAATGAGCCTAATGGACGAAATGGAAAACATTGGGACTTTGGTGGCGTGATATTATGGCAACATATTGTGGAGTTTGTTATACTAGTAAGCAGAGCAATCCCTATGGGTATTGTAATGAGTGTTGGCTGAAGGCAGGAAAGCCAACAAAGGAAAACCCTCAAGGAAGCATTGATAAAAGATAGGCGGGTCGTAAGGATAGGGTGTAGACATGGCGGAAAAGCGAAGATTCTCTTTGACCAATTTATTTAGGAAGACCACACCTACTCCTACAGATAGGGAAGTCTACAATATAGGCATCCAAGAAAAGAGCCCAGCGCAGATGCTAAACGGGCCACTCATCTACAACATAGTACAGAATTCTGTAATTACTAGAACCTGCCTAACTCAATTGAAGCAAGAAGTATTTCGTAGAGGATATACTTGGGAAAAGGCATATGAGGCTAGGTGCGAAGACTGTAATAAGGAACACAAAAGACCTGTCCAAGAATGTTCTAGGTGTGGAAGTGCTAATTTAAAATTGCCAGATGTCAAACAATTAGAGTATGCAGAGAAGTTCTTAGAAGGATATGTTAATCAATCCGAGCAATTATTCATTGATGTTCTGAAGGAACTAGAAGACGATTTGAATATCATGGATGATGCCTACATCGTATTCGTAAAAGAATATTATATTGATGGTAATGGTAAGATTAGAATGCACAGAATAAAGGAAGTGTATAGAGGCGACCCTTCTACAATGCACATTTATGCAGATGAAGATGGGGTTAGAGGAACTAAAGGATTCACTTGCATACACCATAGAGAGTTTATGGCAACCGAGCCGCATGAAAATTGCGAGCAATGTGGAGACACACTTTACCCAGTACATTATGTAAATAGGGCTAAGGGCGAAGACCAATACTTCATCAAGGGAGAAGTCCTACACTTTAGTAAATATAGTCCTAGTAGATTATATGGTCTTTCACCAATACTTACTTTATACAATCACATCATGACTCTTATTGCTATGGAGAACTATGTCAATGCCTCTTATACCAAGAGCAGAATGCCTAGAGGATTATTAGCGGTTCAGACTAGAAATATGGAATCTATGATGAGTTTTTGGCGTGGAGTTAAAGAAAGAATGGAGCAAGACCCTCACTATATTCCAGTAATGGGAATAGAAGCAGAAGGCGGAAAGGGTTCTATTGAATGGATTAAGTTCATGGATAGCCTAAAAGAAATGGAATATGTCGCAGTAAAGGATGATTTACGAGATAGAATTTCTGCGTTTTTTGGTGTTAGTAAAATTTTCATGGCAGACTCTACTGCTAGTGGCGGATTAAATAACGAAGGTATGCAGATTTTAGTAACTAACAGAGCAGTACAAATGGCTCAGAATGTCTACAATGAATATGTATTCCCATTCTTAACTACCCAATTTGGAATTACTGATTGGGATTTGAAACTGCCACCGTCTGAAGAAGAAGATGAAATAGCAGTTCTGCGTAAGAGAGAGATAGAAGTTAATATCGCAGCATCTACTAAGAATTTAGGATTTGAAGTAGACATGGATGAAGATGGAAACTTTACCTTTAACAAGCCCGAACCTAAAGAAGAAGAAATGGGAGCAGAGGGTGGAGATGAGCCGGTGGAATTAGACCCTTATGCTGGAACTAATATCGACGCTTCCCAAATGGGACAAATGATGGAACAGCAACAACAAAGCATGGCAAGTTCTAACGAAAATGTTAAATCAACTAGAAATAAGCCGAGTATGGCCACAGGGCCGGATAAAAGGTTTAGTGGCCTACCAGCCGAAGCCGGAAATCAAAATGTAGACCAAAGAACAGAAAGAAGGGTTGGTTAATTATGAAAGCAGATTCGATAAAGGCCGGAAAAAAATTCCGCCGAATTTTTTGAGAAAAACGAGATGATTAAGATGAGTTGGGATTATTACGATATTAAGAAAGAAGAAATGCTTACAAACGAAAATAAAGAAGCACTCGATAAGATAACTGAACGAGTAAAAACAGCGTTTGAAGGTATAGACCACGATGTCCTGTTGAGTGCTTTTGCTCCTCATGGCAGAACAAAGTACAAAGATAAACAAGAATTAGTGAATCATTTAACTAAGGTTGCCATTGAGAGAATTAAGAAGATTGGTTCTAAAAATTGGGACGGTGATTAAAATGAGTTGGGAAGAAATATTAAAAGGAACAGTTAGACCAAGAGAAAAAATGAACATGAATGTATTCCAATATCAACACAGATTGTTTGATGGTATAGAAGAAGTTATGCCAGAAATAAACGGATTAACAAATCTACACAGACAAAAGGTTCCTGAATTCGAGGCTGATACAGAAAGTACGCTTTGGATAATAGATAAACATTTAACGAAGCGCAAAATAAACCAACCTAATGTTGATAGTATTACTATTATAAAGCAGATTATTAAAGATTTAACAGATAACTTAAACACAAGGAGGCCGAATTAATGACAGAAGACACTAGACAAAAAGAAATACGACTAAGAAAGGAATTGGCTAAACTTAGAACGCAGAATGCGGCTGAGTCTAGAACTGTTAAGAAAAACCGTGACTATGATATTGCCGGAATAGATACTAGAACTTCACATAAGGCTACTCATGGAAATGCAGATGTTCCCGATGTAGTCCTCTTACCTAAGATAAAGCGAAACCGAAAAGAAAATATTCCGTTCTGAGGTGGCTTATCATGTCGGTTATCATAAAAAATATTGATGAACGAACTATGGAAAGTGCGAAGACTAAGAAGGAAAAAAATGAGGAAGAAATTCAAGATACCCAGAATAAAAAGTATAAGGATTGGAAATCCCTACTTACCAAACTAGGTAGAATCTCTGCCTCTAAGTCGCATAGTGACAAAAGAAAACATTTCAATTCTCTAACCAGTTCGTATAGAGGTGCTGCTAAACCCAAAGTAAAACATGAGAGAATATTATTTTCTTTGGATAAGTTGAAAGAAAGGAGTTACATTTTCGATGAAATTAAGAATGCCAAGGGTGACTTCGTAAAGATAAGTCCCGAAGAACTAGAAAATAAAATAAAAGATTTAGTTCTATCTAAACAAGTTACAAGCGTAGCACACGGGATTATCTTTGAAGCAAGGCCACCCATTGTAAGAGAAGAATTATTACAAGCCTTAGATGATATTACTACTCACGAAGTAAAAATCGAAGACCAGTATGACAAGGAGAAAGAGGGAGACGAGAAAGGACAATCGTATTTTATTTCAGTATATACCCTAGACCAGTCTGACTTGAAAGACATAGACAAGATAGTTAAGGATAAAGTTGAGGTATTCAATTCGTTTGAGGGAGACTCTTATGATATAGAAACCACTTTACTAGAAGTGATGGTAGAATTATTTCACGATGTCTATGGGGAAGCACCAAACTATGCTATTAGAAAGGAGCCAAAATTATTAGATTATTTAGGGGCTATAACAGGAATGCTTAGGTCTAAGTCTAAGGGAGCCAAAGGCCGAGGAATACAAACTTCGGAAGGAGTTGTTCCAGAATTTATTGGTGAGAAGGTCTTACCTAAAGAAGACATCACTTCCCTACTTTCTAATATAGATAGGACTATGGATAGATTTGTTGAGCAAAGGGTCACTATCGAAGATACCATTTCTCGCCTACAGGACATAGATATTGCCCAACAGGTAAAGGAATATAATAAGAGTATTCAAGAAGGTATTGATTCTACAACAGAAAAAATCGAAGAATTATCTGAAAGAGGTAAAGAACTTCAGAAAAAATTAAAATTTGCTAAAAAACAAATGAAGGACTTCGACGAAGATGCAAAGGAGACGGATTCTGACGGAAACCGAACCGCCTACGGAAAAATTAAAGATGTAGTTAATCAGTCACAAAAGGCATTAGACATAGTTGCTGAAGAATTCGATAAGGGCGTTGCACAGTTAGACAGGTATAAGGCGCAGGGAGTAGGCGACGAAAAAGAGTTTACAGACGCTATGGAGAGACAAGTATCTGAGCAGATTTCTCAACTAGATAAGTTACAAAAGAGAATTAAGGATTATACAGTTCAATTAGATATTGTCAATCCAAAAGAAAAGGGTAAGACTATAGCAGAAGTAATGGAAGAAGTCGAATCAACTAAGCCCGAAAAAATAGAGGAATCTAAAAAACCAATCGGTTCTAGGAGTAGGACAATTAACCCGAAGGGTATGGAAGGCAGTGTCTTCAGACAACACATTTACGCCCTAACAGAATTTCAACAAGTTATGCAGAAACTTTCAGAGAAACTAGAAGTAGAAATGAAAGAAGCAGAAGAATATGCTAAAGAGCATGAACAGGGAATAGAAAGAAGACTCAAAAATGCAGCAGAGCAAGTTACTATGGAAGATGATGAAGAGTTTTCTAATCTATTATCTCAACTAGGGATGGAAGAACCATCATCCACCGAAGACGATTTAGATGACATTCAGAAGTTGGTTTATAGGGCACTACAACTCAAAAGAAAAATGAAGAAAATTAACAAAAGGAGTAGATTCTCATGACTTGGAATTGGTACAATGAAGATATAGCAAAGGCGGAAAGTGACATACTATCGTCGTTAGATAAGAAGCAAAAGAAGGCCTTGAAGAAAACTTTACAGGCGGCAGAGCCATCCGAGTATTTCGGTCAAGATTTTACTAGATTGGGTGAATTGTTAGACATGATGAAGGAATTGGATTTAATTAAGTCTGATGAAAAATTATCTAAGAAGATGGAGACTATGGATGAGAGCAATCTAGATATATTAGCCACAGCCAGCAAACTCCGTAAAGAGTACGAAACCCTCTACAGGCAGATTCGGAAATTAGTATATCCAAAGAAAGGAGGCGACTTGAGATGACATGGCAAGATGTATTAAAAGAAGAGAAACCAACAATAAGTTTAGAAGAGTTTATTGAGAAAAATATTTATTCGATTAAAGAAGGCTACGCATCAGCAGATTCTAGTTTTTATACAGACACTGGTGGGTTTAGAAAACCGATTAACAAACCTTATGTGGTCGATTTGAAAGACAATCATGGAAGACTACAAACAAGGGCATACGATAAATTAGAAGAAATGGGAATCAAAACTGATGGTTATGTTGTTGATATACCAAGTAGCGGAACCATAATTACTATTCGTAGAGGGACTCTTAGCGGGTATAAAGGACATAGCGACTACTTTGATGATGAACATGGCCACGATAGCATAGACCCAAATAGGTTGGTGGAATAATGACAGAACAAAACGAAGTATTACTCTTGCTAAAAGAATTAGTGAACCGAGTACAGCAATTAGAAAGCGTAGCATACAATAATGACAATGTTCTGATGAAATCGGGATTTGTCGTAACTAACAGCCCAACGCCGTCAATGAATAATAAGGCGGCTTCTACTTTTAACATGGATGATGTAGCGAACATGTCCTTCGATGACATGGCAAAGATTATTCAGAAGATGGAGTGATTTAGATGACTTGGAATTATTACAACGATGAAGAAATAAAAAAGAGTGAAAGTTTTAGCATGTTCATGCGAGTTAGTGTCATGTTAGAAAAAGATGGAGAAGGGATTGATATTACTCAAACTAGAATGTCTGAAAGAAGTTTACATAGTATAGTTGAAGATATTTTAAAACAGGCAATCGGTGAAAAGTATTCTGACGAAGTAGAAGATGAAGATGAAGAGATACTCATCGAAGTAACCATTGATGATATTTCAGAAAATAGGTGATTAAAATGCCAACAAGAATGACAGCAGAAGAAGCAAAAATTGAACAGGCTATTAGAGCCGCTAGAATTGCAAAGCAAACTCTACTAGAAGAAACTAGGAACAGTATGCCATTAGAAGTAGATGAAGAATTAGTTAAGGTCAAAAGACCAAAGGCTGAAAATGTTACTATCAAAGTTCCTAATCAAGATAAAGAAGGATTTGGTCTTGCAGGTGTAGAAGAGGAATATAAGATTAAGAAGGCAGTAGGATATGATATGGTTCTTGAAGATATTAAAGGTACAAGGGATGCAGAATTAGCAATAGAATCCTTTTTAGTGGCGGCTTCAAGTCGAGTGCATTATGATAAGCCGAGCGTTCCTGTTCCTGAAAAACTAATGAGCATGGTTCGTGATTATTTGGAAACGGGTTTTGATAAGTTTAAGAAATCAATGACAGATGAAGATAAAAAAGGTTATCCATATAGATTAGGTGTTGCATTAGAAGTTATAAAAATTGTTCGTGATTATCTTAAAAATAAATCTTCGGTAGGCGATTTAACAGATAAAGACTTTAAAAATATTAAAAGAGTTATAGATAAATATAAAGACATTTTGGATTTTTAGTGATGCCTTATGCCATTAACCGGCCTTCTATTTGAGAAGGAAACTGAATCCGTCTCAAGCAAAATACTCTCACTTTTTGAAAAGACTAGAGTAGCCTATCTTTCCGCTAAGAGTGACCCTAAGAACTACGGGTCTAGATGGAGAAAGGCAATAGAAGACATTAGAGATGAATACGATAATGTAGATTACTTGGGTGGCCAACTCCAAGAATACTTAGCAAGAGATATCATAGAAAATAAAAATGCTATGAATCCCGAAAGCCCTACTGCTTCAGAAGTCTACAACGCAATTAAAATGCTACGCTTCGAATCAGATGAAGTACAAGACCCATTTGCAAAACGCTTCAAAGGAAATGTTTTGGAAGCCTTAATGGAAGATAGTGGAGTTATGATTAAATTTATTCACTATGCTTTGAGAACAGATGATGAAACCCTACCGGATAAATTATATGACATCAAAGATATTGACCCCGACGACATTACAGTTGGATTGAAAGGTCTAGACTTAGACCCTAAAGATATCCCACTTTATATTACCGAACATTACGGAGACGGTAAAGATTCTAAAAAGATTGAAAGTAAGTTTAAGAATGGCCTTTCTCTATTGAAATTATTTTTCTTATCCAAGAACACTGAAGAAGATTGGAATAAGTTACTAGGCGTACAATTAAAGAAGGCTGAGAAATCTCAAGAAGAAAAGGCTGTAGTAGATTTCATTATTCCCAACAAGCCAATGTATAGAATATTTGAATTAGAAGATATTAACGAACTACAGGGATTTAGTGGAGAATGGGTCGTACAAGAAAAATATGACGGCATGAGAATACAGATTCATAAGATAGATAATAAAATTAAAATCTATTCATATAATGAAAAAGATATTACTGATAAATGCAAGGCCCAAGTCGAAGTAATGAAAAAGAAAAACTTTGGAGATTGTATTTTAGATGCAGAGTTAATCCTATTTGATGAAGAAGAGGCACTACATAGAGCAGATACAATTGCCCATGTTTTTAAAAATCAGCATCCCGATGCAACATTAAGGGCACATGTATTCGATATAATGAGACATGAAGAAAGAAGTATGGCAGGAGAAGAACTTAGAGAAAGAATAGATATCCTATTCAATAATTATTCTATGCACTCGGATGAGAGCCTAGCATTCCCTTCTAAGAAAGATACTAGAATTGCTGACAATCTAAAGGACATTAAAGAATATAGTGAAACTATTATGGGGATGCCCACTGCTGAAGGGGTAGTCATAAAGGACATTACTTCTACCTATTACATAGGGACTAAGAAAAACCCAAAGTGGATTAAATGGAAGAAGTTCGTAGACTTAGATTTAATTGTTTTAGATAAGAAGAAAACAAAATCAAATATGTTTTCATACACTTTAGGTGCAGGGCCAGCAGAAGGCGAAGGAAGACACATTAAAGAGTTAGACAAAATAAAATACATGGATGTTGGTAAGGCTAACAATACCAAAATAGATGTAGATACTGGAGATATTATTAGAGTTAAAGTAGATGAAGTTAAGTTTAATGGTGAGAAATATACTATTTATGGTTCCACTGTTATAGAAATACCCGAAGTAGAATACCCCGATAAAATAATTACTTTGGAAATGCTATCCAAAGAAACCAAGAAGAGTTTGAAATTTAAGACTAAGGCATTAGAAAAAGGAATTCTAGTTACAGATTATGTTCATGGAGAAGCGATATTGAAATCTATGGACGGGTTCACTTTCTATGAATTTGAAAAGGATAACTTAATGTCTAAACATGCCATGATGAATTTAGATTCTTGGAAAACCGATGCCGAGAATATAATGAAAACTAAGCAAAGTGAATTAACAGTGGCGGCATTTCAAGCACTAAAAGAAAAGGGCCCCATGTCAATAAAAGAATTACATAATTTCTTAGTTAAGGAACATGGAAGATTATATGATAGCGTATTAGGAGTACAGAAGGCAGGAGACATGTCTAGATTAGAGGAGTGGTTTAATTCTAGAGATGGCATAACCTACAACCATAAAGAAAAGAAGTTCATGGCAGACTCCGACAAAATCATGTTGAGTGATAGTTACAAGACCCCTTCGGAATATAGAAAAGGGGAGTTCAAAGTATATTCTAGGAAGGATGATGACCTAACCTTAGCAATTAATCTTTCAGAAGAAACAATGTACTGGACAATAGACATTAATTCAGATGATGATATATTTGACCTATTTGGTAAGGCGGGTAAATTCCCTTCCGAAGTCTCTACTAACATTTCACCCAATTCTAAAACCATTGATGAAGGAGAGATAGAGTTAGGCGTTCAAAGAGAAGGCTACCATGAATATTTCCTCAGAGGAAATAAATTTGAAACCAAAATGCACTTTAGAGTAGTTCCTATGGATAATAAGAAAATTTGGATAGCATGGACTGGCTATAAACAAACTGCGGCAGATAAAGATGGCGACGAAGGACTTTGGGATATTAATGAAGATAAATATTCTAAGTTAGTAATAAATAAAGAAAAACCATAAAGTATTAAATACCAAATGGAAAAAGGAAGAGTTGAGGAAAATGGGGTCTGCTGTTCTATCGCATAGAGAAAATGACTTCCAAATACTCAAAAGTCAAGACGATTTAATGATTGGAGGATATGCAAGCATAGAAATCGTTGATAAACAGAATGACTTAATCACACTCAAAGCCTTACAAGATGCAGTAAACAATTACATGGAGCAATCAAAATTTAGAAATGTAATGACAAACCATTCAAATGTCCAAGTAGGAGAAGTAGTAAAATCATATAGAGATAAAAATGGAAAAATATGGAAAACCGAAGTAGATGATGTGGGATTTTTTGTAGTAATAAAATTAAGAGATGACATCGAAAAAGCCAAAGAAATAAACAGGGGAATTCGCAAAGGAACATTAAGGTCTTTTAGCATAGGGGGACAGGCACTTCAAAAAGTTAAAAAGCAACATTCGGAATTAGGCGAATACAGCGAAATTAGCAAACTAGAATTACACGAAGTGACTATCTGCGAAAAAGGAATTAATCCGGAAGCGAAATTCGATATTTTGAAACAAGAAAAAGAGGGAACGAAAATGACCGACAAACTAGAAAAAGCACTTGAGGAACTTGACACTCTATTAGAGGAAGTCAATACCCTAAGGAAAGAAGACGAGGAGAAATCCCCTGCGGCTATAGAAGACGCAGAAATGATGGACTCAGAAATGGTGGACACTGAAGAAACTATGGAATACATGGATGGCGCAACAAAGGCCCAAACCACACTACATATGGAAACTGGGGAACCAGCAGACCGTGTAGTAATTAGTGGCGGAAAGCCAGTAGGAGAAAAGCAAGCAAAGGTCGTCAAGGCTTTTGACAATGGTGAAATTACTTCACTAAACCTTTCCCCTGATGTAATCGAGAAAGCATACTCGGAATACAAGTCAGAACAACTAGAGAAGATTGCTCTAGGTAACTTAGAAAAGACTTTTGCAAACCGCTTTAAGTCTGAAGTTTCTGAAAGAAACACTATCATTTCAAAGGCTAACTATGATGCAAAGTCTGAAGTTAGCGCACTAAAGGAAGAATTGGCTGACCTACGAAAGTCATTCTCTACTGGAAAATCTGAAATTCTCAAATCACAGCAGACACCATCTGTTGCACTACCATCTATGGATGATGTAGCAAACATGTCATGGGCCGACTTAAACAGGCTCGCTGGAAATTGAGGGGGAATCTTAAATGGGATATATTAACACAATTAGAGACTTAGAAGCACAGACATACGGAATGGGTGGCGCATTTGGCGGCAACGATATTCTAAAGCAAGCGGGAGTAGTACAGGGATTACATAGTGCTCACGATATTGCCGACGCTGCCGCAAGTGGCGTTACTGGAATTTCCACAACAACCGGACTTTACAATGTTCTTTACGGACAGAAAGTTTGGTCAATGCTAAACCGTGAAGTAAATGCACTTTCAATGATTTCAAAGAGGCCTTATTCTTCTTCGGGATGGAGAGTTCTAAAGAGCCGACCTTTCGGTGGCTCCGGAAACACCCTTGCAGAAGCACTTGTAAATGATTCAGATACGGCTAACTCCGGAATTGGAGACGATGCTCCTTCTGCTGATTTAATTGGTGGCGTTCCAGAAAACGCTGGACTTTCTACTGCGGCAGATGGTCTAGGTTCTATGGCTCCTACCTATGCTCAACTATTTATGAGCCCTAAAACTGTTGCACACCAATTCGATTTCTCTGAATTGGCAATGGAAATGGCAAAGATTGACGATGGAATTGGAGATATTAGAGCGCAAATGCGTGAAGATATGGGAATTGCTCACGCAGAAGCACAAAACATGATGCTTCTTATGCCTCTAGAACATTATGGTGAATCAACAAACCAATCTACAGGCCGTCTAGAAAACATCGAAAGAAACTACACTTCTCTAAACAAGATTGTTACAAGTCGTGCAGAACTTTTGGCTATTGATGGTGGAGTTATTGCTACTGATACCGCAAGCGCAACAAACAACTTGGGTAAGATTTACGGAGATGAAAGGCACAGTGCAGCATCTTTCCTAGATTCTGAAGTAGACTTTGGTTCCGGATATGCTAGTGGAGATGTTCGCTCGCTAACACTAACTCTACTTAACAACATGATTCGTAACCTACGAATTGCTGGCGGTTCTCCAAAGGTAATTCTAACAGGATATGACACAATTCAGTCTATTGCAGACCTACTACAAAGCCAAGAAAGATTCATGGACAGAAAGGAAATAGTTCCTACTGTAAATGGTGTTCGTGGAGTTAAGGGAGCAGAAGTTGGATTTAGAGTTGCAACATACTACGACATCCCACTAATTCCTTGTAAGGATATGGCTTCTACAGGAAACGCAACTAGCAAACTAAGCGATTTGCTTTTCCTTGATACTGACCACATTTGGTTGGCTGTTATGAAACCTACACAATACTTCGAAGATGGTATTTCCAATGGAAACCCATTCGGTGTTGGTCGCCTAGGAAACCAAGCACTTTACCGCACAATTGGTGAAGTCGGTTGTTCATTCTTTAAGGGACAAGGTAAGATTACCAACATTCAGTGAGGTGTTTTAAATGGCATTAGCATTTACAACAACACTTTTGGCAGACCATAAAGGAAACACAAGCCCTAAAGTTTGTGGAGACGAATATGTGGTAGATGCCCTAATTGATGTTACATCACATGTAGCAGCAGGAGCAGAAATAACTGCTTCTTCTTTGGGGCTTTCTACTATTCACTGTGTTTGTATTACAGGACATGAAGGAGCAAATGACGCTTACCCAAATGTTACTGTTTCTACAGCAGGTGCATATGAATCTACATCCTCTTTCAAGTTGATGTTTACAAACTTAGACGGTACTAACGCAACTGCGGCTGCTGACGATGCAGACCCAACTTGTGCAATACGAGTTAGAGTTTGGGGCAACATTTGAGGTGAAAGGATATGGCTAAGATTTGTCTTAGTCCCGACTCGGTAATGGGTAGGTTGGCATTCGGTAGAGAAGAAATCACAAGAGAAGATTCTTGCGAAATCTCTGCGGTTAAGGGTCTTATGAAGACCCAAGACCCCAACCTACTCATTACCTTTGAGGAAGGCGATAGAGAAGAATTATCCAATCTAGACGATAGAATGGTTCTAGAAGTTTCTAGAATCCTACAATTAGAAGGTGCGTCTGCATCAGATATTGTAGACCATCTTCTACCAAGGCCTAAAACTTCTATTCCTAAGAGTGCTAAAAGAGGGGCTAAGAAAGCCGCTAAGAAAGTAAAGGAAATTATACTTCCCGAAGCCGAAATAGTAACTGAAGAAGTCGAAGAACCTACAGAAATAGTAGATTCTGAATAATCGACATCTTCAAGTATTATCGGCATTACGGATATATGGAGAGATTGGTATGGCAGATACATGTAGGTCTAGCGGAGTTTTGGTAGCAAGCGCAGTAATAGCAGCGCATCAGTGTAGGCTAAAGAGTTTACATTTGACTGGGTTTGCAGGTGGCGGCGATGTTATCACTGTCCAAATATATGATTCTAAGGACTCTACTCTAACTAATAATACAGAGTTAGTAAGGATTATCTTTGACGGACAATCCGGAGGACTTAATCTAGAATATGACATGCATGGTGTTTTGGCTAGAGAAGGACTCTATCTAAAAATAGCAAATAGCGCAGGTAGTCCTAATGGAGATACTCGCCATGCCATCTCCGTAGAATTTAACTGAGGTTTTTAAATGCCAGCATTAGAACACGACACACGACTAGTTATGACTATCCTTTTTGTAGGGACTGTAAGCGGAGCGAATGTATTTTTTTACGCTAATTATGGGATTGATTTCCCATATACTACCTTAGCACACTCGGCACTATTTGGCCTAATTACCGTTGGGGCTATTATGATACTAAAGGCAGTATTTGATTTAGCACTAAACGAAAAGATAGAAATGTATCTACTAGAAAGAAGAGTAAATCATTTTTGGCATCAGAAGAGAAAGGAAGAAGAACAGAAGGGAAAGATACGAGAGACTATGAATAAGCATAATACTAATTTCGGTTCATCCCCTGCTATGATTTCTACCATAGAAACAGAAGGCGTAGGAAATGAATTCTTAGCCGCTATCGAAAGATGAGGTGAATCCTCATGGTTTTTACTGGCTTTGATGAAGGCGCAATGGCGTATGATTTGCAGAGAGCGCATTCTGCTGATATTTGGTTTCTAAGATTTAGAGCCTATTTTTGGGGAAGTTGTGCGGCGTTAGCGTCATTTCTAATTGGGAATATATTAGGAGTATTTGATATTAACATATTAGGATGGTGCTTAGATGGTTTACAATCCGCATGGTCACATACTCTTGGTGGTTGAATGTGTCAGTACTCGCAGGTTTCGCAATTGTAATTACTGAAGCGGCGATAGCATTTTACAAAAGAATACATGCTATTCCGTTTGGCATTTATGGTGCAACAATGGTAGGTAAAACTACTTTAAACCATCAACTTAGAACTAGAGGGGAAGTACCCGATATTAAAAAAAGAACAGTGGGCTTACACAAAGGTACTAGAAAAACAATAAAGGTCGAGGGAGAAACCCATACCCTAAAGTCAGCAGATGTTGGAGGAGAATCTTTCTATTGGAAAGAATGGATTGCCGACATGAAAAGAAGAAAGGTCAAATATATTATTTTTATGATTGACCATAGACATCTAGATAGCGGGGCTAACCTAGACCATCAACTCGCTTGGAAGTTTTTAGTGGATGCCGTTTGTGCTAATACTTGGCCCAATGGAAAAAAGAAAAAGGAACCCGACTACCCTATAGCGGTAGGAATGTGGGCGAATAAATATGATATTTGGGGAAAAAAATATAGTCACGACGGAGAGATTCAAGACCATCCTATATTCGAGCCTTTTAAATATGGAATGCAAAGGTTAAATGATAAGGGCATACCAACTTTCAAATACATCGTGTCGGCTAAATCCCAACCGGAAATGGTCTACCTAGGCGTAACTACAATGTTAAAGGATTATTGATTAGAATGTTTCAACAAAATATAATAGGACAAATGAATACAACTGCACCATCGGCATTTTTGCCACCGATGCAAAGAGCAAGAGCAAGTGGGCCTGTAGAAGAATACAAATGCGTCAATATAAAACCCAAGAAGCAATTGAAAGAATTAGTTAAGGTTTTAGCACCGGAAAGGAAATCTTTTCTAAAAATTAAATACAGTTACAAGTTTAATCTAAAAGACCGTTGTGTAGTTTGCGGAATGCACCATACATGGGATAGTGGAGATTACATGAGGCCACCAATTCCCTTAACCCAAGTGACTAAAGGTAGGCCAATGCGAGGAACATATTGTCCTAAACATTCCGGAATACATAGACAAATGGAGATGCTACAGCAGCAGATTCTAGCAGAACAGCATGGCCTAGAATTCAAAGCCTTTATTCCAAAAATGCCTAAGATGATTAAAAGAGGCCCACTAAATACACTAAGCAAGGAAGATGTTAGTAGTTTAATTTCTGCCGGATGGCTTATTAAACCACCCACATTAGGAGATAATAAGTCGGCTACTCATGAAGCAATTACTATCGTTGGAGAAATAAATATTCTGACAGATAGATTGAATCATTTAATGATTAAACAAGGTGTGACAGTAGAAGCGGAGGAATGAAGAATGGGAATACTAGGAACCAGTAACGGTACTGTTTTAGGAGCAGTGCAACAACAAAGTGACCAACAATTCAAGAATGTAAATAATTTACTTTCTTTGCAAGATAATCATGTAGAGGAGTTTTTCCAATATCATGGAGATAAATTCCTAAAGTCATTAGAAAAACTCATGGAAGATGTAACCGAAAGGGTAGTTAGCCAAATGCTAACTAAACTACAGTTTGTTCAAGATAATACCACTGGTACTATTAGAATACACCCCGATGCTCTTAGAGAATATGAAAAGATTACTGCTGAAAACATAGAGTTGGATATTCTTAATCTATTGAATTCTGCTATTGATTCAGAAGTCATCAATCAAAGAAAGATGGCCAAGTCCCAATTTTTAGAATCTCAAGGATTCGGCGGAGGACAACAACCATCTGCGGGAATGGCAATTGCGGGATTGACAGGACAAACCCAACAATTCCAACAGATGCAAGGTGCTGCTAATAACGGAAGTGGATATCCAGTTCCTCCTAGTGGACAGGACATGTATGGTCGCCCATATTGGTTAGATGCACAGGGACAAATGTCATATGAGCCGCCGCAAGCAGGTTTAGGACTAGGTACTGCAATTCAGAAAGGTGCTGCTTGGGCTAAGTGGCTAATGTGAGGATGGTTAAATGCCCACTAAGGTAGTGAATGCACAAAACGAATTGAGGGAATGGCCCTCTGATTTCGAAAGAAAGATTAAAGATACCATCACTGGTAAAAATAAAGGAAAGGATGGATTTAAATTAGAAGGCGTGGATTCAATACCCAATCTTGCAGATAGGTCACAGAGAAGTACCATTATAGAATTTGACGAAGGTTCTTTTTCGGAAGAAGGTCTAAAGAAAATTGAGCAGATAGAAGATACTAAAATCTTAGATTTAGTAATGGAAGGTGGGCTGGGAGAGCAAACTAAACTAATTAGAAGTAGGATATATGATAAAGTAAAGGACTATACTTTAGAAGATATGAAAGATAAAACCAAGCGTCTAGAAATAATAGGATATAGCCTATACGGTAAGAGGCGTTCTGATGAGGATGTTGATTTAGATTCTAGTGTGGATATCGAGGAATATATCGGGGGCTTTGAAGACATTCCCCAAAGGGCAGAAATCGGTCAAGACATTCCTCATGTACCCCTGTCTCAATATCCCGAAGTTAAAAATCCTAAAAATAATATGTCAATTAAGTTTAATAGAACTGAAGAACAGTCTACCGGAACAGTTCATATATTCGACTATACTGGGGATGTTACATTTGAATACTCTAACACAGATAATCAAAAAAAGTTTTTACAGTCGTTATATCCAAATGTTCAATATAAGAACGCCGAAAGAAATTTTACTCAAGAGAAGGGAGATGAATACCTAATTGGTACATTGGAGAAAGACATTGAGGCTTTTAATTTAGGAAGTAAGCCGACTCTTTCACATGTTGCTGGAAAACTTATTGAAGAAATAGTAAAGGAAGATGGAAGCCTTGAGAAAGAGATGGTATCTGCCTTTGAAGAAGAAATACTAAAGAGAATAGTAGAGGCAAGTAGGGGACAAGGACTCAAAGATGAAAAGTTCAAAGTCACCATGTCACCAAAGGGACAACTTAGAGTTATGGAATTCGAAGCCGGTGAAAGTGGCCCTATGTTTTCACTTAGGTCAGATATAAAATATGGAATTAAAATACAAAACCAACCGAAGGGAATGTTTAGTGTAAGTCCATTTGCATACGAATATAGAGGAAAGAAAAAAGGCAATAGGTCAGAGATTGGAATACTTTCAGATTTATACGGAAAGGATGCACCTATGTATAGGGGAGCAATTGAAATGTATAATCAGATACCCGACGAGTTAGAGGGCGAAGATAGGGAAGCAGTACTTCAAGAAATTGGAGAAAAATTTAAACTAAAAGATGGTGAGATACAGGAGAGTCAAATCCAAGATGCCATTGCTAGGATAGAGGAAGGAATGAAAGACACAAGTGCGTCAGAAGATAACGAGTATAGATTAAACGAACCCCTTTCAGATAAAATAGACCAAATACTTCACAATTACTTTACAGTAAAAGAACAGATAGAAGAAGGTGCTTAAAATGCCAACAGTATTTTCCCCTAGTGACTACACTACAATTAATGCAGATTATTCTACAGGGCAGGGATTCTATACAGACAAAACCGCAGTATCGGATTTATTACAGATACCTGCTTTCGGTGCTGGTACAAATCCTACCCAAGTACAAGTAGGTTCTATAATAAAAAGAGTAGAAGGAATGATTGACGATAAAGTAAAGCGTTCCTATAGACCCATTAGGCATGAACACGAATTCCACGATTTTAATTTTAGTAGACATCCCGCAGACGCATATTATGGAGGATATGTTGGCTTTGTGCAATTGCAACATATGAAAGTTAGAAAGATTGTAAGTTTGCAAGTTTGGCAGGGGAATTCATACAAAGAATTGGCTTCGGCACAGGCAAGTATAACCATATTGGATTATGCAAAATTAAATACAATTGTCTTGACTTTGCCCGATGGCTCTACTACATTTACACTTACTGCTAGTAATAGCGTGGGTTCGAGTTTATCAGATTCTAATTTTAGTAAGAAGTTCGGTACTAAAACAACGGCTAAGGAAATAGTGTCTCTAATAAATGAACAATATCCCGCCAAGACCGCTTCGTTTACGGGAGCAGATAATAGAAAGAGTTTGACGGAAGATGGCTCTAGTAATTTTAACATTTCAGATTTCTTTTATGCAAGTACTGACCCCGACGATGGAACTAAAATTAATATCTCTTCTCTTTTAGAAGGGGAAGATGGTTCGGATTGCACTATTTCTGCTACAGTAACTTCCGGAGATGTTTCTGCTTCTATTAGCATTGATGCCTTTACAGATAAGCAAGACATGAAAAGAATTGGTAGTTTTTGGAAAATCGGTAATGAAGGCAGGATATTTTTCCTACAGGACTACCCGTATCATACTAATAACTCTGTAATAGTTTCTTATATTGCTGGAGATTCTAGAGTCCCTGCGGCAATACACGAAGCGGCTACAAAATTAGTAGCGGCAGAGATTTTAAGACACGATGACCAAACCATTCTTATTGCTGAAACTGGGGCAAACATTACCACTAAAGAAAAGTATGACATTCTAAAGAAAGAAGCAATGGAAATCCTAGATGGCAAGAAGGATTTAGTTTACATAATTGGATGATAATATGTTTGGAAATCTTTCTCAGCAATTTCAAAAATATCTAGAAATAGAAAAAGAAAGAAATCTACAAATGTTAGAGATATCTAAATTACTAAGAGTAGACTTTACATTTTCCGAAGATGAAATGCTAGCAAATGCAGAAGCCAAGATTGCTGAACATATGGAAAGAGTAATGAAAGATAGGCTAGAAGAAGCACTTAAGGGGATGGAATAGTGGATGAAGTTAGTCTATTAATTGACCTGTTAGATAATAATTGGTCTTCTTCTGCCACTGCTCTACAAAGCGCAGGTACAATTTCTAGTGACCATATTGGCAAACCAAATATAATTGATATTCGAAGTATGGAAGCAAACCGAGGAAGTCGGTACGATTTATCATTAAAAGACTTAATCGTTATTTTTGAAGATAGCCAAACTGTAGATTATCCGACAGTACATTATGATGTACGCAACGAAAGTTATTCATTTACAATTCACATTCGACATGTCCAAGATGAAAGAGCCGGAACGGATGCTGACTTTGGCAAAGATAGGCTAAGGGCTTTATACTTGATTACTCGTCATGTGCTTGAGGGGAAGCGCACCGGATATACTGCGAGCGACGGTTCTAGATTTAATCAAATTTTTGTTGGGGCTAGAAACGAATCAAATGACAGGAAGAAAAGAATTTTCGGATATAAGATTAGCATAGAAGCAAAACGATTCGCACTCTCAGTCCCATAGTTAGTAAGTAAGGGAGAGGAAGAACATGACAAACACAGATATATTTTTAGGAAGCGGCGCAAGTTTAACATTCGTTCCCGAAGTGCCACTATACATTAAATTACATGCAGATACCGCAGGTGCAGATAAAACAGAAGCAAGGCTACATGGGGATTTATCTACTAAGATTTTACTAGTTAATGACTTATATGTTGGTTGCCAAATAGATTTTTATGATAATGGAACCTACCTTTCTACCCATACAATTACGGGGAATACCGCAGAAATAATTACTTTTACTCCTAAAGTACCTACTACTATTGTAGTAGCAGATGATTATTTTATTATTAGACCATATGGTGCGCCATGTGTCGGCCCTAAATCCGGAACTACTGCTAGATTGAATGCAGATAACTGGTTAGGGCTTTTAGAAAGTGCGGAATTCCCTAATGTAGAAGTTGAAGTTAAGCAAATGAATCTTTCATTGGGCGGCTCAAGAAATATGACTTACCAATACAAAGGAATAGAAACTGCTAGTGGTGGAAATCTAAATGTAGTTGCTAATCATGGTGCTTGGCTCTATTACGCTTTAGGAAAATGCACTTCTATTACTGCTAGTTTAGTAGACGATGTTCCGACAGATGATTTCACAGGAAATACTGTCGGAGGATTTTACATTGATGCTGGCAATGCTGGTGGAGCATCCGACCATGTTATTGACGAAATGGTAAGTACAGGGCCATTGTTTTACAAATGCGCTTCAACTACAACTAATGGTTCTACCAAAACTTTACTACCCCCTCTTTTGAAAGGCTCGGATGCTAGAGCAGATATGGAACTATTACGCTCTCCTATTATTAGTTCCGGAAGCATAGACCACGAAATAATCTATACTTTCCAAGAAGCAGACGGAGAAGATTTACCTTCATTTACTTTAGAGCAAACATTGAGTAAATTGCCATCTTCTAACACATATTCTACTAGAGCAACTTCAACTTTGGAAGATTTAAATTTTGTAAGACTTGCTAGAGGAAATAGAGTGAATAGTTTTACTATGACCGCTAATGAAAATGAAGAAGTTAAAATGACTATGGATTTATCTACAAGGACTGTTACTAAATTGAATCAAAATGAAAATTACGAAGCGAGAGGCGGAGAACCAACTAATACTTCTTTGGTTAATTATGACTCTGCCGAGGAATTAAGAGAACCTTTCTTCTTTTCTAGTGGTTCTTTTAGCATATTCGGACAACAATTCCTAAAGGTCACAAATATGACTTTGACAATAAATAACAATTTACAGGAAAAGAGATTTATTGGAGTTGGAAATACTTCTATTCAAGATGCTATTCCATCCAATAGAATGTACGAATTGTCTTTTACTGCTCTAGTTACAGATGATTTGCTCTTTGAAGAATTATTTAATCGAAATGAAAATACAGGAACCGACGAAATAACCAACGGTACTAACTTTGCTACTGAAGGTCAGATTGATTTACAGTTTGATAAATCAGACGGAGAAGAAATTAATATCTCCTTCAAGAATTATTTCCTAGAAAGTGCAACCTATACAATACCGGATGATAAAGGGCCAATTACTGTTGAAGCAATGGTAAAGCCTAGAGATTTAGATGCCTGTACTGTTAAGACTCATTGGGTTCTACAGGGGTGATTTTCTTGGATAAGTTTGAGAAAAGAAAGCAGTATGCAGAGAAACTCAAGGCTCCTAAGAAAAGAGGCCGACCAAAAAAAGAAGAGGTAGTTAAAGAAGAAACTACAGAATGATATTCCACCAACACCGTTTGTTCGTTTGTTGGTTTAGTAGGTGGAAGATATGTTAAACAAAAAAATAGTAAGTAACAAGAGTGTAATGTTTGCACTCACAGAAGCAAAGTGCCACTGGATTCAAGTAGCACCGGATAGTGATGAATACCTAAAGATTTGGATTAAGGAACCAACTTGGCTAGAAGTAGAAAAGGCCGCTAATTCCTTAATGAACATTGATTCAAAGACCCAAAGTTTTGATTTGGACTTGAACGCAATGTACCGATACATGATTGAGAACTTCATCGAAAAAACTGAACCAAGTCTATCCGCAGTTGATTTAATTAGACTCACTCCCTTTGTAGGGAATCAAATAAAAGAAGTAATGCCTAACCCTTTCGAATTAATGTCGGGGGATGAAGAAAAAAACGATTAATGAGGCGGGGGATTAGGTCTGGTAAAACAGATGCCCAAACAGGAAGCCTCTTAGTCGTCTACACTTTGGCACAAGCGTTAGGGATAAGCCCATTAGAAATTTATCAGATGCCAGCCCAATTAGTACAGGATTTATTAGCAATACATGGAATAGTTGAAGAGATAAAGGCAGAAGAAATGGAAAAACAGACCAAGAAAATGAAGTGATATTATGGCCACCGACCCTCTTCTAAATACTAAGAAAACTCTTGGCGAAATAGCCGAAATTTCCCAAAAATACGAAGGCTACTTTACTAAAGCAGGTAAAGCGGTTTCGGGCTTTATGAGTGCTCAAGACGGGTTTAAAGGATTTGCTAAAAGTTTTCTTTATACCTTTAGAGGTAGTTTTACAATATTAAATAAATTCAAAACCGGTCTAATTGTGACAGGGAAGGTTTACGATACTACTATGGGACAAATAATGAAAAAGAATTCCCTACTAGGAAAAGGTATTAAAAAACTCAATGTATTAAAAATGCCTAACTTTGCAGAACGACTAAACCTACCCTCGTTTAAAAGCATGGGTAAAGGGATGAAAAACCTGTTGAATCAGATGGACTCCATTGGTGTTGATGGAGGAAAGGGGAGAGGATTAAGGGGAGTGATGTCAGATGTCGGTACTCTAACTAAACTTAAGGGTGGGCAATTCCTTGATAAGCGTCAAGAAGCATTTGGGGAAAGACTTGACCAAATTAAATCCTTTGGAAAGGGTGCTAGAGAAAAGGGTGGAGCAGCCCTTTCTTGGCTGAAAAAAAATAAATTTAAATGGATTGGTAAAAGTGCTGGTCTAATTTTAGGAGTTATGAAACTAGCAAGAACGATATTAGCCAAGGCGTTTAATTTCTTCATCATTTCTATGTTAGTTATAATGGCAGTAGGCACATTCCTCAAAGTGTTTTGGAGTACGGTTCAGTCTCTATACACCGGATTCATGAAACCATTTGAAGGATTTTATGCGGGAATAGAAACCGCTTTACATACTATTTGGGATAGTTTCTCTACAATAATAGATTTCTTTATGGGAGATGCTTCTCTTCTAGATGTAGCATATGCCCTGTTAGATTTAATGGTGGCTAGCGCATATGTCCTTTTGAAATTTGCATATACTATTGGACTGGCGGGCCTTTCTGCTCTTTTCCAAGTCGGCATGGATTTAGGAGAATCTATATTGGATTTCTTTTCTAGCCTAACTTGGGAAAAGTGGGCCTTGGGTGCTTTAGTGGCTTTAGGTGCTATGGTATTATGGATGTATGGATTCCCAATTATTGTACCTGCTCTCATAACTGCTGGAGTAATGATAGTGGCAAAGTGGCTTTGGGATAAATTATCTGACTGGGATGTATTTCATGCCGGAGGTACTTCTCATGGAGGCATGGCCCTTGTAGGGGAAAAGGGGCCAGAATTCGTAAATCTTCCAGCAGGTTCTAAAGTACATTCTAATAGAAAAAGTAGGACTATGGTTGGCGGTGGCGGTGGAGTTACTAACATCAATATTACCATTAATGCTAGAGATACTTCTGATGGAGAGATGAGAAGAATCGCAAGTAAGATAGGAGATATGGTAAATAATAAAATTAATAGAAGTACTTCTTCTAGGACAATGGGGTGATTAAATGAGTTTCGTGTATCTAAAAACTAAGGCCAATCAAGGAAGCCTCACTAAAAATGTAATCCCATTACTTGTCACTAGCGTTAGCATTTCTACAGATAAACAAATACCTGCTTTACCAGTCCCTCTTAGTGGATTAGCAACAGGGGAAGCGGTAACTGCGGCCCTAGATTTAGGAATGTCTAGTAAATCAATTAGTTTACAAGGTTTCATTATGGAGTCTGCGATAACTAAAGACGGGTCGGGCGGGCATAATGGCGCAGCACTAACATTTACTGCACACGAAATTGCACAGATGATTGCATCCGGAGTAGATTCTACTGGGGCAGCACTTCACCAAGCATTTGATGAATTAGTATTTTTAATTCCATCTAATGTAGATGAAAACTACAAAGATAGAGATGGCGATGGAAGCGGTAGTAGGGGGGATTTAATCCCTTGGACTTTTACTTCTAGAGGTGGGCGCAATGAACTAGATAATTACAGAGTCCCTCTTAGCGACTCCTTTCCTACTTCTTCTACTTCAGAAGGAGTTAAGGGGTTTATTAGACAGTTTAGTTGCGATTTTACTTCTGATACTGTAGAGGTTTCATTTAATATGTCCTTCGAAGTAGCAACAGTATTCCCTTGAGGTGGTTAAAATGTATGAAGTATTGGCAGGAAAACAACGCTCTTTGGTCTTTCCAATTATGTGTAATGGCCATGTAGTTCTTCCCTATGCTTTGAATGTAGCAGATACAGAAGGGGATTCTGATACTAGCAATGATGTAGCATATGGATTATGGGCGCATGAAGGGTCTTTTACATTCGAGACAATAATTACTCCCTATGAAATAAATGGTCATGGAACTTATTCTTCTTTGAGTGCCCCTGCGAATACTAGCGTAAATAGTATGAAAGTAATGCCAGCACTATCTCAATCTGTCTATACCGCCGGTAATGAAAACCTTTACCAAAACGAGAAATATCTTTCTAGAACTGCTAGACTAACTCACGAAATGATGCTGTTTTATAATACTAATTTCCAAATATCCTTAATTAATTCTACACTACATAATGAAAATGAACCTGCTAGATATAAGATTAGAGTTAGATTAAAATTGGGAGCCAGTACTGAAACCTACACTACAGATGAAATGATTACACCGGTTTCTTTTGGTAGGCAGTTTAGATTAGGTAGCGTACTTGCCCTACCTACTCGACTAGTGGATTCTAATGGAAGGCAGAAATATAGACAGGTTGCTACCATTAGTAGCCATAGCGGGACTAATTTTACTACTAGTAAAGCAGACTATCTTTTTGCCGGTAATAAGCAAGAGGTATTTATTGCTCCTGCTGGAGAAATTATTTCCCTAGGAACTATAAACACTGTAGCAGGTTCAACCGGAAGTCAAGCAGTTGCCTTAACTAGTTCTTATTCTACTTCTATTTCCGACGGAACTCCTCTATATGTTAAAGATGAGCAAATGGCGATGTATACAGAAAATACATCTCATATCGCTTGTACCTTTAACGAATCAAATAGAAGGCTAACTATTTATTTTAATGGTAGTGAAGTTAAAGCAGATATACATGCTACAGATAGTACCTTCTCTTTTGCTAGAGAACATTCTTACTTGGGTGCAAATGGAACTGGTTCTACTGGGCCTAATTCAGCAACTACCAATAAACAATTCATGGGGGAGATTCATGAAATGTCCATGATGGGGGTTAGAAGAAAAGAATTCAAGGGAATACACAATCTCCTTCCTAATTATGATGACACCTTATTTTATTTTAGATTCGAGGAGGTTGACTTATGAGTGATAGAATAGTAGTACTGACCAACGAAGGCAAATATACTAATTTAATTAAGTCGGGGACAGCCAATTCCACCGCCACTGTTACAGGCATATCCACAACTAACTTACAGGCAGGTATGCTAGTTACTGGAACTAATATACCGGACAACACCTTCATGAAGAGTTTTGATAGCAGTAGCCAAATAACTTTATCTCAGGCTACTACAGGAAACGCAAGTTCATTTAAATTTACTTCTACTAACTACCAAGTTCCTACAAATCCCCACATAAATATAGTAAAAACCCTATCTTCTACAGATAGACTTTACACTGCAATATTTCCCGATGATAGCAACACCGCACTAACTATTGATGAAGTAGGTACTAGCACTGCTAATACAGAAAGGCAGAACCTAGCAAATACAGAGGGATATAAAATAAAATGCTACGATTCTGCTACTGATGAAGGAGTCAAATTAATTGATGCTACTTCTAACTATAGCGATGCCGATTTTACAAACTACCACTACTTCATATTATTACATTCTGACGACCATAACAAACACCATTTTGCTAGAGTAACTCAAGTTACTTCTGACGATACAGCAGGAGACTCATTTGAATTTGAGCCAAGGCTAGGAACAGAAATAACAAAGGGCACTAAATTTATGTTATTCAGAGGCCCTGCTAAAGACACTTACCCTCTTGTAGTTTCAGCAGGAATAAAAATGAATTTGCAATATGAACTATTTTGTTCTAGACCTTTATTTTATTTCTTTGATGAGTACATGGATAAAGATGGACAATTGAATCATAGCACCAAATACTATTCCCATTGCCAAACTACTAATACTAATGGTGCAATTAATTTATATTCTGGATTAACTCATACTTTTACAACTATTACTTCCTACGCAGAAGATATTGTAGATTATAGCAAATATAATTTAAAGGCGCAAGTAGTAGATAATTTAGTGACTTTAGATGACCCTCATACTAATACTTCTAATGAAGGACTAAGTTTGAATAGTGCTGATTGGGCTGACTATGACGATGTATTCCCTAACGCAAGAAGAGACAGCGACGACTTGTCTAGCACTTGGGCATTTACTGGGCCTAAAAGATACTTACATTATAGAAATTCTCCCGATAGGGCTAATATAGTATTTGGCGTTTATGATAATATCGTATATGAATCGTATGGACAAAGAGGAGGCTATGGAGAAACTAAGATTGCCGACTTATTCAGAATACAAAATAAAAAGATTACGGAAAATATGCCATATAGAGTTAGGCATAAAGTACACAGGGCTAATTTAGAAGATTGGTTTGATTTAGAAGTGGAGGTTCTTTCGGCATCTTCCCCGACTTACACTTTTACTACTACTCACGATTTGAACAGTTTCCTAAATGCTAATGACGAAATAAAAATTGGAGATGTATTGTTTATTATAGATTCTATAGGAACCTTTACTGCTGCTACTGCATCTTCCCCTGCAAGCCAACCTATGACTTTAGAAGTGAGTGGCTCCAATAAATATCATAAGACAGATGGAGTAGCAGGGCTATTTTCTGTTTCATCTAATCCTACTATATCCGTAGGAGATAAACTATACCGTAGGGCATTTAATAGACAGGACAGTACAATACTTACAGATTTCCCATTAGTAGACAATAGAATAAATAATCTTTTTATCAACATTATTTCTAAAGACTATGGCTATATTAAATTAAATGTTACATCTGTAGATGTAGATAAAAAATTAATGACCGTTAAATTCGTAACTAAAACATATGGCACTGGGACTAATAGTGGCCTACAGTGGCTTAATGGAGATTACGAAATAGAGATAGAGAAACTAAATGGCACGATAGAAACCATAGACTCCTATCAAGAAAGCGGTCAAAGGATTTTACAGATAAGTGGCAGGAATAGTTATAGTAAATTATTATCACCTTCTGTAAATAAAAATACTCTTCATTCTAAAGATATTATTTATTCTAGTAATAGTCCCTTTAACAATGTAAAATTAATTACCGGTAGTCCATTTTTGACATGTTCCTTCAATAGCAAAATTGTAGAGTTTGATTCCGATAATTACTTTGATGCTACTGCTGATGTTGGCACTCATGTTTATGCTTATCATGTAGACCATGCTAACACTTCTTATGTTGGAAAAATCGCTACCGTTGATAGCAGTACAAGAGTCACTTTAGAAAATTATGCTTTAGTAGAAAGTGACCCTACTAGTAGCCCATCGAGTGCGGCAGTAGGGGCGGAAGCAACTTCTAAACACTATGTTTTCAACAAGGCACTTTCTACTAACTCATTCCAAAATACTAGTACTGACTTAACTGCGGCTTCCGATAAGGGGATAATCTTCGAGAGTGGACAAAGCCTAACTAGCACTGGTGCTGAATCTGCCACCTTGGTAGGGACATCTGCAAGTCAAGATTCTAGAGCATTGGGATATTATCTTAGTGATACTGTAAGAATAAAAAGTGATTCTGCATTCCAAGCAAGGCTAGATGATAACGCAGCGAGCAAAACATTCCAAACCTTCGATACCATAAATACGCTAATTGACTTTTCTATACTAAGTACTAAAGAAGCAGATGGAAAAAC